ACCAGTAAGTCCATTTGTTTGCCGAAACCGCCCTGTGGTAAGGATGACCGCACTTTCCGCAGAATACCTTTCCTTGGAAACAGTCCGTCACCGTGAATTCGTGGTAGGTCTGATTTATTTTCAAATCCTGCCATACACGGGTTTCACCGCCAACCAGGTGGAACTCAATGCCGCCGCTTTCCAACACCAACATCTGCTTTACCTGGTTTTCAAAAATCCCCTCGTCAAAAGTGTCAGTGCCAAGCACCTCGGCACAAATGCTTTTTAATTCCGTATCGGAGTAATTTCTACTGCAACAGGACTGTCCTGGCTCTTTTTTGGAACGGCAAATCCAATGGACGTATGTTTTTCCACGCTGTGTGCTTTTCTTCCTTGTAAAAGGCTGTCCGCATACGGCACAGCGTATTTTCTTTGTAAAGCAGTATGTGGGGTTCAGCATTGCCGTTCTGCGTTCAAACTCCTGCTGGACCTCTGCGTAGGTTTCTCTGTCGAGAATCGCCTCATGGCAGTCGGTCATACGATATTGTGGTAACTCACCGTTGTTACGCACCTTGATTTTCTTGATAGGGTCTATCATGTAGCATTTCTGTCGAACCAGATCTCCGGCATAAATCTCATTGTGAATGAGATTGTTCAGCGATGCCTCCTGGAACAGCTTACCGTTGATGGTGCGATAGCCCTTATCGTTCAGTTCATCACAGATGCCCTGCAACGGAACACCCTCAATGTAACGCTGAAACATCAGCCTTACGATTTCTGCCTCTTCCGGAATGATGACATACTGCTCAAGGTCATCATCGTAACGGTAGCCGAGGATGTGCTTGTTGGCTGCACCAATCTCACCAGACTGGAAACGCTTTCTGACACCCCATTTCACATTCTCGGAAATGCTACGGCTTTCTTCCTGTGCAAAGGAAGCGAGGATGGAAAGCATCAGTTCTCCGTCCCCGGAGAAAGAATTGATGCGTTCTTTTTCAAATCTGACCTCAACGCCCAGTTCCTTTAGGTGTCGGACTGTTTCCAACAAGTCCAGAGTGTTTCGCGCAAATCTTGAAATACTCTTAGTCAGTACAATGTCTATTTTGCCTGCCTCACAATCTGCGAGAAGTCTCTGAAATTCATCTCGCCATTGTGTTCCTGTACCACTGAGTCCCGTATCTGCGTACACCCCTGCAAATTCCCATTCGGGATTTCCTTGTATCAGCTTGTTGTAATAACTGACCTGCGCCGATACGGAATGCAGAAGCCTTTCCGTATCCTTGGAAACCCTGGCATACGCAGCAACTCGTTTTCTTCGTTCCAAGGCAGCAACGGCAGGCTGAATTTTCTTGATTTTTGCCATTTTGTTGCCTCCTAAAATTGTATTAACCTGGGGTTTTACACCCTTGGTCAGCATACATATATCACTCTAAAAGCTTAAAAAGTCAACGGGTTTCCCGATAATAAAGCACCCAGAATCGGGCGATATTTTTCCAGCAGTTTATCCCGTAATACACAATAGCTTTCTTCGGAAATAACGCCCTGGGCGAGCATGGATTTTGCGATAGAAAGCGAAATCTGATACATCTTTTCGGTCTGAAGTTCTTCCTTACTCATGGCTGCCTCCCTTCTTGAAACGGTCTGCTATGTAGCATTCGTGGGAGCAGTATTTACGCTTGGCGTTGCCATAAGAAGAGAAGTCCTTACCACAGCAGGCACACTTGAAACTGTACACAGCCTTTTTGTTGATGCTTTCCGGATGGTTGTGCCACCAGTTCAGACAGCACTCACGGCTGCAAAAGCGTTTCTTCTTTTTACCCTCCGTCTGTGTCAGTGACTTCCCACAAAATTCACAGCAATCGGACACAGGTTTCTCGGTGCTTTCCATTGCACTAATTCCGTGCCTTCTGCAATAACTTTTCACGGTATCCCTGGACAGTTGAAGGTTGGATGCGATATCTGTATAACTGACCCCTCTGCTACGGAGGGATGCAATCTGTTTTTTCTGCTCATCGGTCATTTTCAAAACACCTCCTACTTGTTAGCCACAGCAAGAGGCAAAACTTGAGGATTTTTTGAAAATATATTCATCCCGATAAAATTTATGCGTGTCCACAGGAAACAGGAACATCCGTAACAACTTTTTCTATATATCAAAAAGGACTTATAATAATAGGAAATAACCCCTCATACCCGCGTAGGAATATATAGGGGGACTGTTGCTCTTGTTCCGCTTGTTGCAAAAAAATAATGCCCTTCAAGGAAAAATCCTCAAAGGGCATCGTTTTAGTTCGGAATTTTAAGTTTCCAACCGCTGTAAATCACATTGGAAGAAAGTCCATTCAGTTTCTTGATTTCTGTGTATCTGCTGCCTTTGCCGAGATACTTCACGGCAATATCCCAAAGGGTATCGCCCTTCACAACCGTATGGACACGGTAATCCGGCTCGGCTGTGCTGTCGGCAGGATAAATGGCAGTGCCGTCATTGGCAAAAACAAAAGTGCCTGGGTTCTTATCTGCCGCCGCCTTTGCATTGGAGAGAATACGATATGCACCTACCTGGGACTTGCTGTCCTTCCAAGTTTTACGCACACGGTAATAACCTGTGGTCAGCTTTTCAGGATAGACAGGTGTAGGCTCTGCAGGAGTTTCGTCCTTCTCCTCATCGGCTGTCGCCAAGAGCGCCTTTACCTCTGCACGGAAGGTGTCCATACTCTTGCCATGCTTCGGAAACCAGTGCATCACATCGCCGTGGTTGGATGCCACGCCCTGCTTATAGCCTTCGGAATGGCAGATAATGTTCTGCTCGGTCAGACCGTACTCCTTGCAAAGGTAGGCACAAAGTTCAACGGCCTCACGGTACACCTTCTTGAAGTAGGCATAATCCGTAAGACCGTCCTCGCAGATTTCAAAGCCGATATGGGTGTTATTTGCACTGCCTCCGGCGTGCCATCCACGATGATTCCACGGCAAAGTTTGGTATGTGGCGATAGTGCCGTCAGCCAACTTGCCGATGAATGCGTGAACGCAGACCTCTCTGCCGCCCGGATGGTAGGTATTCCAATGGTTGCCGTACTGGTTTTCACCGAGCAAGCCGTCATTAGGACCCACATAACGCTTGAGGTTCGGGTTGTTGGCACCCGTGGAATGAACCATGATGCCTTTGACCGTAATTTTCCTACCTGCCTTGTAGCAGGCATTTTCCGTTAAAATGAGTTTGTGTAAATTCATATTATTCGCCCTCGCTTTCCTTGTTGCTGCGGTCATGGAGCTGCTCCAGAATATCCTTCATCTTCTCCGGAATCGGCAAACCAAGGTGGGATGCGTTTTCCAAAAGGCTCACACCCTCGTTGGAGAGATAGAAGAAAATGACCGCCGTTCTCAGTACGCTGCCGTCACCGATGACATTGGCATCCAAGACGTGTGCGATTCCTGCCATCGCAAAAATCAACACTTTTCGACAAATGCCCTTAAACCCGACCGAACTGGAAAGGTTCTTGTCCACAACGGCACACATAACTCCCGTGATGTAATCCACAACCACGAAAATAATCAGTGCATAGAGCAGACCGTCAAACCCGCCAAGAAACCAGCCGAGCCAACCACCAATGGCAGCAAAAATGATTTGAATGGTGTTCCATAAGTCCTTCATATTAAATTCCTCGCTTTCATAAATCTTTGTATGCAAAAAGGGCACCCACCACATGGCGGATACCCCGTAAAGCCGTTATTCAGTTTGCTTGGGCAGCCACTCCCATACTCGCATATCCTCCTGCCCAAGGGACCACATACACATCCCTCGCAGTTTCCATCGGTATGCTGCCTGGTTCGCCCAATAGATCAGGCTGTCCACATCCTGGTAATACAGAATTGAAAAGCCGTCCGAGTCCCCAAGAAACAATCGTGAAATCCAAATGTTGATGTCCCTTGGGATAATTTTTACCTTGTAATCATTCCCACACTCAAGTGGCATAATGTGAGAATGGTAAAATTCGTAGTCCAGAGAGATGCTTTCACTCCTCGTGGTCGATTCCTCCACATCGGAAGTCAGCGTGAACACCTGGAACTCCTCATCCCATGTGCAGTTGCTACGCTCAATCCTGCCGAAGGTAGTCTCCGTTCCGTCCGGCATCACCACATCGAACCTCTCATACGGCTCGTATGTCCAGGCATCGCCCAAACGGAGTAATTGGCAGTTGATTTGGTTATCGGAGCGGATGCCTGCATAACCACTGCCACTGCTGACCGTTGCCGTAAAGCGGAGCGTATTGGATGCAGAGGAATAAACCCTTACGGTATTTCCACGCTTACGCATTTCAATGGTGTAAACTTTAGGATTTGTACGAAGGTCTGCTTTCGATGTCTTGGAAAAGTCCGTGGCATAACTGCCTTTCAGCGTAGAACCC